GGGACAAGAACCGCCGTGTCCCACTCGACAGGAAGTTCTTCGTCGGTGACATGGCGTTGTACGGCCCGTCGTTCGGTCACACAACACATGTGACAATCTGTCGTCGCAACGGCGACGCGATGTCGTCCATCTGGACGAGTCACGGTAGTGAACGTGGGCCGTACGCAACAAGGCTACGCTATCGCTCAGACCTTCTGTGCGTGGTACGTAGCGAATCGCTAGCGTAGGAGGATACATGGCAGTCGAGGTCAACTTCGACCGCAAGGCAGTGGAGATCACGTGGGACAAGTCGCTCACGCAGGGTGAGACAGTCGACATCCGCACGGAGAACGAGGGTGATGTGTCGGGTCGCGTCGACCTGAAGAACGATGGTCGCGCAACTCTCACGTACCCCGCCGACTTCAGCGGTTCCACACTCGTTACCGTCACGGGTAGTGACGGCGGCGAGGATACTGGCACCATCGAGGTCTAGGAGGTTTCATGCTCACGAAGATCAGTGCTGCCACTGCGTTCATTGCAGCGGCCATCAATGTTGCTGTCCTCATGGGATGGGACTTGTCGGTTGATCAGGTGGCAGGCATCAATGCAGCGGTAGTCGCTGCGGGTGTCCTCGTCCATTCCTTCTTCAACCCCGCCATCCCCATCGGTGTCACCGAACCGAAGTGAACATCGACGCGACAGCACTAGCTGTCATCGCCATTGCTGTCATGCTGCTGATCGCGATGATCAGCGACAGCATCACATTCTGATCGCTGCGATCAGATAGGGGGAATGGTGCAACCCCCGACGAGGCCACAGTCACGACTCTCTCCCGTGACTGTGGCCTCACTTCGTTCTACACGTATGAGCCATCCGACTTGATAGTCCAGATGCGGAACGTCCTTCCACACCGTTGGATAGCCTTTATCTCCATATCGCGAGAGAACTGTCCGCGATGCGTAGTCTCCACGCAGAATCGTCCTTCTGCATCGTAACTGCGGATAACGTAGTCCCATCCCGCATAGTTGTTGCGTGAAGGACGTTCGACTTTCGCCATCACACCACTTCCAGTGTGAACGACAGATCATTCACTCTGGCAAACTGACTGCCAGCACCGAACGCAAGCCATTGCAGGAGATGACGAGTAGCGTCACGTCCATGCTTCTTGCCCCTCGCGTGCAACCCTATCTCCTTCAGCTTCGGGTCAGACCAGAACGCCTTGCCTGTGGCCGCGCTCTGCTTGTGGAATCCGACCATCGGTTCGTACCTCTCTCGGTACAGTTCGATGATGCCAAGCATCTTCACAGGCGTGAGGTCTAGACCACCACGTGATGCATTGCGATAGGTGAAGTCCTCGTACACGACGTGTGTCGGATGCACATGGCTGCCGATGAACCCCTCAAGGAACTCGTACATGTCACCGAGTGAGAACTGCTCTTCACCTACTTCGAACTCCATGTTCCTTGCATCGTTGAGGTACCCACACGCATAGCCCGTGGTCTTGCCGGGGTCGAGCGCAAGCACCCTCACAGGGCTTCACCTCCGGGCGGCTCCCGGCCCCAAATCACCTCTGGGATTCCTGGCCTGGACTGAAGAAGCGGGTTCGCAGGGGGCTGCTCAGGAGGCTGCTCGGGCAGGCTCGGGCAGACCGTCGCGGCGGCGACCAGGGGCTGCCAGCCCGTGTCGACAAGTCGTATGATCTCTGCTCCGATCACGCCTGGATCACGTTGATCGCGCATAGACCACACCTCTCACTGTCCACGCATACATGTTGATAGCACACAGTGTCTTGTTGTCGTTCACGTCTCGGACTGCTGCGTGGATGATACGTCCCGTCGGTGACTGCATCATCAAGTAGTCCCTATCAGGCATTCGCTCCATGCGCTGCTTGCATCTACCACACGTAACCTCATTCACTTGGCTTCTCCCCATGTTGGGCCGACACCGATCTCGGCCTTGAACGGTAGCTCCCATCCCAACTCTGTGCGCGGTGTGTCCGCCATCACCTGAGTCACGATGGTGGAGTACTCATCGACGTATCCTTCGTCAACGTCGGCAACGATTGAGTCGTGAACGAGGATACCAATCTTGGCTCGTTGCCTATCGATGTTGGACTGGACTGCCATGCCTGCGCATAGAGTAAAGTCGCTCGCAGTAGACTGCGGTAGAAAGTTGATTCCCTCTCGGAATGCTGCGTCAAGATTCTCTCGGGTAAGTAGATGGAAACGACGCTTCCGTCCGAAAGGTGAAACGAGTACTCCATCCTTCTTGACATCACGTCGTACTGCGTTCTCCCATGCTGCAACACCTGTGAAGGTCTTCCATATCCATTCGATGTAGGGCTTGGCGAGTTCAGGACGGATGCCATGCTTCTCCTGAAACGTCTCAACACTCTGCCCGTAGAAGACACCGAAGTTGACGTTCTTGCACGTGCTGTACTGCTCGTCGTTGTATCCCTCACCGAAGAACCGTGTTGCAGTCTCTTTGTGGAGCGAAAGGTCTTCACGGTAAATTCGACTGAGTTCGCGATCTCCTGAGAACGAAGCAATACAACGTAGTTCAGCCTGACTGTAGTCCGCTTGCACGATAAGGCATCCCTCACTGGCCTTGAAGAGACGCCTAATGTCAGGCAGACCTTCCTTCGACCGAGTGATGTTCTGAAGGTTCGGCTTCGATGACGCAAGCCGTCCACTGTTTGTGCGATGGAGTCCGAGTTGCGTGTGAACACGAAACCCTTCATTCTCTTCCGCCTTCTTCGTTAGACCGATGAGGTACGTACCGTCCTGCTTCTTCAGCTTCTGGAAGCGGTCGTACGTCTCGGTGAAGTTGATGATGAACTGCTTCCGTTCCTCTGCATCCTCGGCAGGCACGATCTTGATGATGCTGTCGTGACGCTGCTGGACGGTATCGCCTCGAAACCGAAACCTTCCAGCCAGTATCTCGTTGCGTGCACTCTCATCGATGCTGCGCTGAGGGTGTTGCATCGTCTCTGTGGGCCGTCGCTTCTGCATCACGTGCTGCACGCCCCACGTGTCGTAGTACAGATGGGCCATCTGCTTCACACTCGTCGGCTTGGTGAACACAGGACTATCGATACTCCGTAGCATCTCTCCTGCTAGCTCATCTATCTCGGGGCCGACGACGAACTCATGGATGTCCATTGCCTCATCGACATCAAACACCATGCCATTCAGTTCGACCTGTGTCAGAAACTCGTTTGCAGGAATGAGGACATGAGAATATGGAACGAGTACTTCGTCCCTCTCCGCGAGGGGGAGTTGGTGTTCAAATAGCTGGAAGGTTCCACCCACGTCCAAGCCTGCGTACTCGTAGAACTCGTCATAGTCCTCGACTACGCCTGTCTTCTTTGCACGTTCCACTGCTTCACTGGCATAGTGCGGCCACCCGAACGTGTCCATGAGTAGGTAGTCCAACCCATGTACACCGATACGCTCATCTGTACCTGACCGTTCATCAAGTGCATAGGATAGGAGCATGGTGTCATGATCTACCCTCGCGTCGATTCCGTAGGTGTGTCGGAGGATCTTGGTGTCGAACTTTCCTCCATGCCAGATATACTCCGTTCGTTCCTGTGTAAGCGCGGGTGCAAGGTGATCTCGAATGAAATTGAGATCACTGAAGCTTCCACCCCGTTCTCCCAAGACTGTTGCAGATACTCCATCAACACTGAACTGAATCGAGATGAGACTAGCTGTGTGTGTGAGGCCACCTCTTGATTCAATGTCGACGGCAATCCGGTTATGAGTCCTGAGTGTTCGAAGGAACTCTGCTGCACGGGAAACATCTTCGATCACCTCTACCTTTGGAAACACAGGATCGGGCAGTGGATTGAATGCCCGTTGAAAGTCCTTCTTCAGATTGGGAAACTTGCTGTCGTCCTTGAGTACTACAGCGGGGTTGTTAGTAGCGACAACGCATCGACCATTCTGCGTATGTCGATATCCACGATAGCGATCGATTGATCCCCCTCCAATGAGGACACCGACGGCTTCTCTTCCAGCGGCAACCACAGTGTCGATCCCTGCAAGCTCATGAGCAAGTCGCGGGGCACAACACTTGATAGCCTCTCGGGGTACGGCTCCGTCGGGTGCAACGCAGAGAACCGTATTAGTAAGGAGTACTTCGTCACGTGTTACCCCATTCGTGTTGAGCAAGAAGTTGACGATCTTGCCACTGCCCTGATCGGATGCCATCGGCTCACCCTTGTTGACTTCGACTCTACCGGGTGAGCGCGACACGATGGCACCACGCACAGGTAGCTTGGTCGCCTTCTTAGTCGGTACCATCTGTGCGTTCTGCAACGGGCACTCCGCACAGTTGGCGTGTGGTGCCTTCGGTTTCATGACGGTAGGTACATCGTACAGTCACACTCGACGTGTGCGCAGTAACCCAATGGTACTGATGCGCCCACCTGAATCTCATGCAGACCACGTGCGTGACCACACCGCACACACTCTGGATTGGACTCTGGCCCCGTGTCGATCTCGTCGGTACGACGCTTCTGGTATGCGAGGATCAGCCACTCTTCGACTGACCTGATCGGCATCTTCAACACGTTCGCGATGTATAGCTCCATCATCGCACCCTTCGACATACCGAACTCGGGGAGGAACGCGACACCCTCACACGTGATCAACTGCTTGATGCCGAGACGTAGATACTCGATGTAGTCGTCGGGATCAGGGTTCATGTTCTCCGCAGGGTTCTCCGTGTCGTACCCCACATCATTCAGTTCCGTCTGTGCGTAGTTGAACGCGGGATAGTTCGACTCGGGGTACCCACTCATCGGCCCTGCGATGTAGAGCTTCATGTCTGGATGTCGGGTCGGATGACGATACCGTCTGTCAACCGTCTGCGCATCTCATCACTCTGCAACTTCTTCATCGCGTCGTAGACGATGGTCTGTTCCTTCAGCCACGTCTCATGTAGGATGGCGAGCCATAGATTGCGGTCGAGTCCCAGTGCCTCAAGCGCAACGATCAGTGCCTTCTGTGTGACGTTGAACGCGAACTCTTCCGTGTTCATGCGATAGCAGTCACGCGGTGAGGGGATACCCTCCCTCTGGAACCTCGCGTTCAACTCATCAGTCGCAGCCTTGGCACGTTCGTAGCGTTCCTTGTTGGTACCACCTTCTGCCATCTCTCCCTACTTCCCGATGGGGTGATAGGTACGCGCACGTCCCGCTACCTTCACACTCACCATCATCCGTTGAGCAAGCGTCTCTTCGATCACTTGCATGTTGCGTGCGTTGAGCCGGTGTCTGCGCATCACGTCACCACGCAGGATACCGGGGAACTGTTCGATGGTGCGATACACACCCATCAGTTGAGATTCATCACCCGTGACACCGCTGTGTCGGATGAGGTCGACGGCATGCTTGCCCCACTTCTCGATGTAGTGTGCAGCCACCAACAGATCGTTCATATTGGCCTTGACCACGTAGTTCTTTGGCTCCTGTCGTGCGCCTGCGAACAGCATGGTCAGCTTCAGCATGGACACGAACATACGAGAGAACATGGGCAGTGCCTTGCTCCGCTCGGGCGAGTCGTGTGCTGCCTTGACCATGGTCGTCTCGATCTTCCCCACCCTCTCCCACATGGCATCGGTGAACTCCACCATGATGTCGGGGGTGGTGAGCATCTTCTCACCCGTGGTGGGTATCTCCGTCGTTACAGTCACGTCCGTGTAGTTCTGGTAGTACGCTTCGAACGTCGACTTCAGTTCCGCACGCCTCGACATGTCGTGCGACATGGGCTTCGACGTTGGCGTCAGCTTCTCGACATCACCGTGCCCACGCATGACGATGAAGCGAGGCACGAATCCACTGGCGAAGTGTTGCTCATCGATCATCGAGTACATCTTGTCAGGCACACCCCCACCGAAGAAGATGAAGATCGGCTCACTCAACGTGAACGTCTCCTTCCGCAGCACACGTGTCATGTACAGCGGTACGTCGTACATCTTCGTGAACGTCTCTTGCATTCCTGCAAGGTGATCCCGCTTCTGCATCGATTCGAACAGTCCCGACACCTCGTCTCGGTAGAAGATGGATACCATCTTCGGGCGTAGCGCGAGTGCCGAGACTAGTCCTTCGACGGAGGCATCGGATGCCACCAACAGATCACGCTGAATGTCAGTGATGAAGTCCATCCCCATGTCCATCGCAGTCGTCTTGCGTGTGAGCGTGGACTCACCGAGGATCAGACCCCAGATGTTCGGGATGATGGGACGTGGCCGTGAGGTCTGCAAGCGGAGTGTCGTTGACATCAACGCGGACATGACCATGGCACACGTCAACTCATGGAACTCGGGTACTGCATCGGTTACGCTTGTCGCCCATCCCTTGTACTCATCGATGATCGTGTCCTTGAGCTTGGATTCCTCCGACGCACTAAGCAGTGCAGGCATTGACAGATACCGATGGTCTTGCAACAGGGCTTCGACCGACTTGCGCTCAAGCTCGGCCTTCAGAATCTCACGCCACAGATGAGAGTCGGGCCGGTTGTCCCTCTCGTACTTGTTCGACTTCGCGTGCTTGGCTACGACGAATGTCTCTTCCGCTGTCATGCCGATCTCAAAGCAGATCAACAGCATACGCCATAGCTGACCAGACCAGTCCTCCGATGGTTCCTCGCTGTAGTAGCGAGCGAACGCACTTCCGACGCCTGCCTGATTCATTGCATCCTGGTATCGATAGATGATCATCTCGACACTGGGTAGCGTATGTAGCTCAGGCAGATCGAGATCGGGTACATCGACGTACCCTTCCGCCTGTGGCAGTGCATCGAAGATGGCTGTAGAGATTGTACTATCTACCGTCGCCAGTAGCTCCACAGTCGGTGTGTCACCCATCATGTACTTGAAGTTGTACGTGCCAGGGACACGCAGTAGCTGCGTCAGATCGTGTCCAGTCTTGTCCGCACCGTTGGTC